CACCCCATGCTGCCTATGACTTTCCAATAAGGAGAAAACATTGTTAACAATTCTTGATTACAGTGCTGGCGTGCCGCCAGCTGCGGCGATTCGTGCTGCCGGCCATGATGGCGTGATCCGCTATATTAGCCCGCCCAGGGCTAGCTGGATGCTGGGAAAGCCCATCCAAAGGCCTGAATTAGATGGCCTCCAGGCGCATGGCCTGGGGGTCGCTTTCGTATGGCAGTTCGGAAAAGAAGATGATTCCGATGTGATGCGTGGCTACCCTGGCGGCTTAGCCGACGCCCAGGCGGCCCAACAGAAACTCGACGAGCTCGGGTGCCCCAACCATCCCGTGTTCTTCGCGGTGGACTTCCCTATCAGCCTTGATGAGTGGAACGGCGTCGCATCCGAGTATTTCCGCGCCTGCTGCGAGACCCTAGGGCGTGAACGAGTCGGCATCTATGGACACTCCAGGGTCATTGCTTGGGCCGCTGTAGATGCGCTTATCGCCGACCTAGGGGGCGGGAAATTCTTGGCGTGGCAGACCGCTGCCTGGAGCGGAGGCGTCCTATCCACGGAAGCGGTGCTCTATCAGCGTCCGGGTAGCGAGACCGTGGGCGGCGTCGACTGCGATATTAATTTTGTGCTTGCCGACTACTGGGGCCAACACCCAAATGGCACCGCATCACGCGCCCCCAACCCCGTACCTGAAACCCTAACCCAAGAAGAAAGAGGAAACATGGAAATCCGATATGATGCTGATTTCACCGCGGACATGCCCGGTGTCGGCTATCGCTCCCTCGATGCTATCCAGTCGATCTGCGTCCACACGGTGGAGTGCCCGCCAGAGCGAGATGGCATTGCCGTCGCCCAGTGGCAAACAAACCCCGCCAACGGCTCCAGCTATAACGTGCTCGCCGGCGGTGGCGGCAACCTCATTTTGTGCAACACGGATGATTTCATGCCGTATGCCGCCGGCCCCACCGGTAATGCCCGTTGTCTCCACATCAGCCTCACCGGTTACGCGCGCATGAGCCGTGAGGATTGGCTTGACGACGACGCAAAGCTGCGGCGGACCGCCGAACAGATCGCCAGCTGGTCGCAACTGTACGATATTCCCCTGGAATTTATCGACGCCGATCAACTCCGCGCAGGTGCCCGTGGTGTTCATGGCCATGCGGAAATCTCCGCAGCCTGGCAGGAAGTCGACCACACCGACCCCGGCCCCGGCTTCCCGTTCGACGTCGTGCTGGCCTACGCCGCCGAACTCCTCGACTCACCTAACCAACCACAACAAGAAGAAGGAGAACCACGCATGGTGCGTTGGATCCTAGACCAACTCGTTGGTCCCGAATGGAAAGACAACAAGCCGGTTTTCTCCGGCTGGAAAGCTACCGAAGGCAAAACCTTTGTTGACTTCGTGGCCGACAAAATCAAGCTCATCCCGGAAATCGCCCGCACGGTAGCCACGCTACCGGAGCGCCTCGACCGGATCGAAACCCTACTCAAGGAAGGAAACAAGTAAATGTGGAATAAAGCCTTTTGGGTTGATGCTGGTAGCCGTGCCGCCAGGACTTTCGCCCAGGTCGCTATCCCAGCTCTACCTATCAGCATCTTTTCCCCCATTGACGTTTGGAAAGAATGCCTGGGACTGGCAGTAGCAGCCACCATCGCTTCTCTGCTCACATCCATCTCTACATGGCGTATCGGCGCGCCGGGCATGGTGGCTATTGTTCCGCCGGGTATGCCCTCGACTGCTGTTGAGGCTACGCCAACACCGGCTAGTACCACGCCGGCGGCTACTGCTGATACCCACACTCCGGCCCACCATCGGGAGGTGAAGGAATGGCCAACCAGCTAATCGTGCTGCTTACTGCGGTGGAGGCGCCGGTCCACAGCCTAGACCCCGCCTTGGTGGCTGCAGTGGTCGATTCCGCGGTGGCCCTATCCTAGGACTGGAGGCCACATGGACCCAGTGACAGGACTATCCCTATCGGGTCTAGGAATTACCGAAAGCATCGGCATCGCGCTCCTCACCCTGGTGACCACGCTGACCACCACGGTGATCGTGCAGAGAACCCTCTGGCGAACGAAAGCCTTGGAGTCAGCGGCGGCGCGTGCGGTTGCCGAGCGAGAAGCGGAAACCGCAAAAGCCCAGCTAGCGCAGAGTGAACTCCAGCTCACCCTCGAAGCCGGTACTCGGCTACGCGAGGATCTATGGCGGAAGATTGAGAAGCTAGAGACCCAGCAGACCGAAATGGAACACACCATTGACGCCATGAGATCCGAGCGGATCCTTGATGTGCAGGTGCGTTTAACACTTCGCACATTGTTGGAGACCTACCCGAATCCGCCTGGCCGCCCTGTCATCCCCTCAGCTGTGGAACGTGTTCTTGCTATCAGTGAGGACACTGATAATCTGATCCGAGACCGTGATAGCCGAAGATGATATTGGCAACACTTTCGGCCCCGCCTTCGACCCTAAAAATTGGACATTAGCTGGACCACAAGAAAAATAATTCGGCTAAAGGCAGAGCTAAAAGCTACTAAGGTTAGATGCCCGTTAGCTCCACGTTTAACCCCCAGGTTCACATGTTGGATCTGGGGGTTTTCATTGTTTTACCTGGCATTCACGAGAAGTCTAGACGGGATTAGGGGCGGTTGGGTAGGGATGAAAACGGTTTCATTTGGCATGAATTTGGCAATATTTCATGCCAGATTCGATTACTCCAATATGGAAGCTTGAAGTTTATTCAGCTACTGGGGGAACCCATCGATGTCAACAGATCGCCGATCAAAGACTATGTGCTTCCGACCTTGGTTTTACTTACTTTCAGAGAGCAGTCATGCAGACTAATGCTTGGGGAAGTTAACCTTTATCTCCCTAACCGCTGAATAAACTTCAAGCCTCAAAATATTAATTCTCTGATCGTTCTAGGGGGAGTCATGACATATTCAATATATAATTTTTTGCGAAATACCAAGGAAAAAACCAAGGCCTTGGATCAAATGGCCTCGTATATTCACCACAACACCGACATGAAGGTCTATCTCTTCCTTACTTTGGAAAACTATGCCGAATTCGAGGTGATACAAGAGCATCATCATGGGCGTATCGTATGGGCTGTCAATGCCGCTGGCACCGGCCCTTTTGGGGCTCTGGACCCTTATTCGTTTGACGGGCTTGTGGAATTTGATGGAAAAGATGTTGATATTGATCCTGGTGGCGCGTTCTACTCCACAGATATTTCGTTTGATGGTTTAGCCATCATGGCTGATACGGTTGATTTCCCCGAGAAAGCGAAGGAAGTTTTAGTCTCAGATGCTGCTGATTTCCCGGAATCTTTCGATGATTATTTACTTATGGTTCAGGAACAGGATGATGATCTAGATCCCATTGAGGCTAAGGTACTAGCAGCTGGCGCGTTATTGGTGTATTCGCTGGATATTTCTGACACGGTGCAAGGTGAAACCCCGGGAGAGTTGTTTCTTTCAGAAAGCGTGTGCGTTGGTGACGCACGTGGGGAAGCGTTAATGTACCGATTCTTTGACCCCAATGATGCTGACCGATAACCACCGGCAATGAACACATCTCAGTAGCCTATTTAGCCTGTCAAGCGTCAGGTTTTGTGGGCGCTTGTAGGAAGCTTATTCAGTTGCTGAGGAAATAGGGTTCGGGTGGCGGTAACATCACATCAAGCACACTTAAGATGCTGCCAGCGGCTCTGGAGATCGTTGCTTGGGAGGTTCCAAAAATGCCGGCCAGGGTTTGTTGCCATACATTTGGTGGCGTGGCTGGGTTTCACAGCAGCTGAATAAGCCTCAAAATATAATTTTCAGGAGGGAACTATGGAGTATACGGAACATAGGTTTCGGCGAATTGTAGCGGAAGAAACTAAGCCATTAGAGCAAATGGCATCATACATTCACCAGAACACTGATATGAAGCTATATTTACTCCTTACTCTGGAGGACTATGCTGAATTTGAGGCTATACAAAAACACTATTATGGGCGGATTCAGTGGGTTGTCAACGGTGCTGAAATAAGCCCTTTTGGTTCCATACTTCCGCCTTCATTTTATGGCTTGGTCGAATTTGATGGAAAAGACGCCAACATTAATCCCGCCAAAGCGTTTTATTCTACCCGTATTTCCTTTGATGGTATGGTCATTCTGGCTGATACGCCCGATTTTCCTGAAAAAGCGAAAGAAGTGTTTTTCGCAGGTGAATTCCCGGAAACTTTTGATGAATATTTACTAGCCGTCCAAGCGGAAGAAGGCAATCATCCTATTGAACCTGATTTATTAGCAGCTGGTGCGTCATTAATTTATTCTTTAAATTTGTCTGACACCATAACGGGTGATGCTCCAGGGGAAGTATTTCTTTCTGAGAGCGCATTTATTAGTGATGCGCGGGGTGAAGAGTTAATGTACCAATTCTTCGATCCTAACGACACTGACTACTAAGCACCTGTGATGAACATGCTTCAGCATGGTAGTTTCCCAGGATATGCCGGCGCGGGAAGCAGGAGTCAACCCGATTCCAAAGGTTCGTCTTCGAAGGCAAGCTGCTTGACCAGGTAAGTGAGGGGCTCCCGGACTCCTTTACTTCCCGCTATTCCGGCATACCTACAGATGTTGAGCACCTTTGGGCGTCGTCAAGCGGGGGAAGTGAAACGTTACTCCAGCTCAACCGGGCCGGTAATACGGATCTCTTCGGTGTCCAACCGCTCCTGAATCGAATGCAGCACATTCATGTCGATCACGCCCTCGTTACGCAGGCGCTTGAGCACCTCACGCTGGTGACCAATGATCGCCAGCCGGAGCGGTCGCACCTGGCCCTGCAACGTTATGGCCTGCAGCTCCTCGGGGGTGAGATCGGGATTATTCTGCAAAAACCGGCAGGACTCAATGCCCGTATCATGCTGGAAATCCAGCTCGTAGCGAACATACGCCAATGCCTCTGGGCCGACATCCTTCTGGGCGGCAAGATCCTCCAGGGCATCATAGGCCTCCTTATTCATGGTACCCACCGCGTTGAGGGTTTCCTGATGCTCGGTGTCGTCGGCGGGAATCTTCGCCCACCGAATAATCGCCGGCAGAGACAGGCCCTGCACCAGCATTGACACCATGACCACGGCCGCCACCATGAAAATAATGAAATCCCGATTCGGTACCGACGTGCTCACCGACAACGCCACCGCCAGGGACACGCCACCGCGCAGGCCAGCCATGGTGCTCACCACCCGATCCCGGTAAATCTCGCTCCGCACCTCAGGGTCCCGCATCGCAGCCCGGATCAGCCGGCGTAATTCATGCCGTTCGCGTAGCGGACGCTGCTCCTTTACCTGTTCGGCCCGGTACTGTTCCTCGGCGCTGGCCTTAATATCCGACAACATGGCCGGCCGCATAAACAGGAACCGCACCAACAGGCTGACCAGCCATATTGCTGCCACCATGATGGCCGCGTGTGATTGCGAATAGGCGGTATTATTGTGTGCAACCTCGCTAATGTTCTGCCATGCCTCCGGCAGTTGCACGCCGACCAGCACGAAAATCGCACCATTCATGAGATACGACATGTAGGCCCAAATGGGCAACCCATAGAACCGATTCTGTGGCTTAATGGTGTCCACACCGTAATACGTCAGGTAGAACGCGGAAACCACCACCGCCACCACGCCGGAGCCCTTCATCCCCTCGGAAATCTCGATGGATTCCGAGAGCAGGAAAGCGACAAACGGAATCGTCATCATGTAGATCACAAAATTCATGGGATTGGCGATGCGGGCACGCAGCTGGTTTGCCACCCAGCCCACTGCCAATCCCACCGCAATGCCGCAGAGGAACGAGAACGCCAGCATGCCACCCGCGTGCGACACCGACAGATCCGCGCCGCCCGCAACCTGTATGGCCAGGGCAAACACCACCAGCGTGGTCCCGTCGTTGATAAGCGATTCCGCCTTGAGCACCGTGATGGAACGCTTGGGCAGTTTCCCGTTGAGCGTGGCCACGGCCGTAGCATCCGTCGGGGCCAGGGCCGCACCAATAATCAGCGCGGTACCCCAGTCGATATGGAAGAAGTGGGTGAGCACCCCAGCCATGGCGAATGCCGTCACAATGACCAGCACGGTACCAGAGGTAATGATCGCGCGGAGACTTTTCCGTACCTCCCGCAGCGAGGTGTTGCGCGCCTCCCAAAACAGCATGATCGGCAGGAATATTTCCAAAATCACATATGACGGCAGCCCAACCTCCCGCAGCTCATGCATGGCGGGCAGCAGCGCCAACGCCAGCCCGAGGAAAATAAGCAGGATCGCCGGAGTGACGCGGATCCGGTGGGCAAGCGTGTTACCGAGGAAAATCGCTGCTGCTAAGGCAATAATGATTTCAAGCACGATATATCCTTGTCCGAATAGATACGTTCATAATTCGATATACACGTTACCGCTTGACGACGCCCAAAGGTGAGGCACGCCACCAACACGGAACAACCATGGATGATCATCGGCTTCACGCCGGTTGGGCTAGTACCACTCTTGTGCTGTCTCCTGTTGGCCCTGCCATGGTAAGTCGAGCTGGAGTTTGGTTCGTAGCCGGACCAGTTCATCCCTACTGGATCGAGAAAGTCAAGCTCAGCAAGTGTGCTGCGCCGGGGTGCGTGCTGCGATATTGAACAAGTCAGGTTCCTAACCCAGCTTAAAATCCAGATATCGCAGCACAGTAGTAAGCCGCACCACCATCATGATTGCTCGCAATCGTTACAGCCACCCGGCTGCTTCCAACCATTTTCGGTAATGCTTCTGGCTTTGCCGATCCCGAATCTGGGCAGTGGCGAGCACCATGGCCAGCGGGGCCTTCGGGAACGGTCGTTTCCCCTTACTCAACCGGTGTAGCTGATGCTGCACCTGCACCAAACTCGCATACGAATTAATAGCCTTATCCTTAAACCGGGGTGTGGGCATTGTTGGTGCCGTGGCCTCCCGAACCCGCCACGTGTTCGGCAGCCCCGGGTCCAGCGACAACGCCGTACCCATGCCCACCATATCCACCTCGGTCGCCAACACCCGCTCCGCGGTGGCGCGCCGGGTGATCCCACCGGTCACCATGATCGGCATGGGGGCAACCTTAGCGATCTGCTCCGCGAACGTGAGGAAGTACGCCTCCCGATCCAAGGTTCGCTGATCCTTGGCGACCCCCTGCATGCCCTGCATAGCGGGGCTTTCGTAGGTGCCACCCGACACCTCCACAAGATCCACACCCAGGTCACCCAGCATGCGGACTACTGCTGTGGCGTCGTCAACATCAAAACCGCCGCGCTGAAAATCCGCCGAATTCAGCTTCACCGCTACCGCGGCACTATCCTGCACGGCCGCCCGGATTCGGGTAATGATCTCCCGAAGCAGGCGGCTACGATTCTTCAAGTCGCCGCCCCACCGGTCGGTTCGCCGATTCACCAGCGGGGACAGGAACTGCGACAATAAATAGCCGTGCGCCGCATGCACCTGCACCCCATCGAAACCGCTCTCAATCGCCCGGGTTGCGGTGGTCACAAACATGCCGATGACTTCTTCAATCTGCTCTTCCGTCATGGCGATTGGGGTAGCAAAAATTTTCGAATGGGCACCCATGTTCACGGGGATTGCCGACGGCGCGAGCTTAATGCCAGGCAGGCTGGCTGGTACCTGGCGGCCCGGGTGGTTAATCTGCATCCACACCTTCGTGTCGGTCGTGCCATTTGCGTGGGCGGCTGCGGCCCACTCCTGGAATGGTTCCAGTAGGCTGTCCTCGTTGAGGATAATGCCGTCGCCATTGGTGACGGCCCGGTAATCAACCATGACGTTCCCGGTGATGATGAGCCCCACCCCGCCGCGCGCCCACGTGCGGTACAGGTT